GAATCGTGTTTATGATTCTTGCTTTAATTAACCAATCAAAGGAGTATAATAATGGGTAAAGTGAAACAATGGGCACAAGATTGTGCCGAAGAATATCTAGACAATCTAGAATCAAAAGTAAAAAGTAGAACCATCTCTGTCGATCAGGCAGTTGATATGGCTAAAGAATCAGATGTTGATTGGGAACTTATAGGTTTTGATGAATACAGTTTTGAAGATGACCTATACTGTTATCTTTCAGATTCATTAAATCAAAAAGGTATGGAGGTATTACAATAATGATTACAGTACAACCATCAAAAAATATTAAAGACGGTATCGCAAAATTAATTGCTGCTTCTTTGTTATATCAATATTGGGAAGTAATTAATAGACTATTAAAGTTATATCTTATATCTGCAGTATTTATATTAATAGTTATAACATCAGGTGGTATATATGGATTTTTATCTGGTGCATTCCAGGAAACAAATACACAATCACAATTTTTAGACAAGCAGGTACAGATATTAGATGCAAAAAGGGCAAGGTTTATTGAATCAAAGGATGATTATAAATTAAGGGTAAGTGAACTAACAACAGCATTAGCTAATCCTACAATGATACAATATGTTGACAAAGAATCTGGTCAACTAGTTACAACAACATCATCAAGGGTAAGAAAAATAAAACAAGATGAATTGCTTGAGGCAAAAACTAATCTATCAGCTACAACAGATTCAATAGCATTATATGATGTTAAAATATTAGAAATGCAAATAGGTAATGAATCAGCAAGAGAATTAGGACCACTAAAATATATGGCAGAACTTACCGGTAAACCTATGGAACAGATTGTTAATTGGTTTATGTTATTAATTATATTTGTATTTGACCCGCTGGCAATAGCATTAGTTATTGCAGCAAATATGGCATTTGCACAAATAAAGCCTAAAGTAAAAGAGATGCCTCAAGAACAAATATCTAAAGAGTTAGATAAAAATAAGAACGATAATGTATATGGTGAAAAAACACTGAAAAATTTAATGGAGGAAAGAGCTGAATTAACAAAAAAGATTAAGGATGCAGGTGGCTATATATCACAAAAAAATTTATAAACTGTCATTATGGAAAGAGAATATTACATCGAATATAAAAAAGGAACAAAGTGGAACCAAAGAAAAGGTGCCATGTACAAATATATGGAATGCAGAATTTGTGGCCAGATGACACAAGTTGGTGATGATGCAAAGTCGGTAGTTTGTAACGATTGTGTATCAGAAGGAATGCAGGCACAATTTGGAGGACCAAATATACAATCAAATAAACCATCAGGCTTTCATAGAGGATGGAGATGGATGAAGGAATTTGTACATAAAGATGGTAGAGTATTTCATAAAGGAATAGAACAAATAGAATTAAAAGGCACGTTACCTCCAACACAACAAAAGGAAAGGCTTAGATTAAAGTCAAAACAAAAAGAGGACCTAAAAAGAAAGGCAAGTGTAAAGGTGCATAAACTAAAAAAGCAACTTGAAAAAACAAGATGGAAAAAAGATAAAAAGGTTGTTTTAAGAGAGATAAAATACTATTCAAGAATAATGAATGGAAAAATATCACAAGAGGTTATACAAAAATATATTGAAGGAAATTTTTTATCTTCATAAATTTTTATTATATTAAGACTAATAAACAAATTCTTAGTAGGAGAAAAACATGGACAAATTAGTCTATCAAAGAAGTAACAATTCAAAGGAACCACAAAAAATTAATTTTGAATTTAAGGATGATATAACTGCATATGAATTTAGAAATATATGCGTTAGAATGGCTAGTGCTTTAGGTTATTCAAATGGTAGTATTGAAAATGCATTTCCAAAACCTAAGGATAATCAACACGAAGTTGACAAAAGACAATTAAAACTTTTATTTGATTGATATGAAAAATAAAAAATCTATCTATGGTGACAAGCCAGAATTAAAAAAAGAAGATATATCTGCAGAAAGCATTACAACAGATAAATTTTCAGAAATATCATATAGTATGGATATTAATGATGCAATAATTTATATGATTGGTGAAATAGGTGAATTTTCATTTTATGATTTTGCTACAAGATGTAGAACAATATTAAGAGAAAGACCAGAACAAAAGTCGGGTGAACCAATAACATTGGTAATAAATTCATCTGGTGGATGCATGTTTGAAATGTTTGGTATTATTGATTATATTAAATCATTAAAGGTAAAAGTAAATGTAATAGTAAGAGGCCAGGCAATGAGTGCCGCTGCAATGATATTGGCAACTGCAACTGGTTCAAGAATTTGTAGTAAACATACAACAATAATGCTACACGAAGCATCAATAGGCCAATATGGAAAAAGCTCAGATATACAAGCATCTGCAAAGCAATATAAAAAGATGGAAGATGATTGTATAAAGTTATTGGCTGAGTCTACAAAAAAAGATGAAGCATGGTGGAAAGAAAATACAAGAAAGGATTTATTTCTTTCTGCAGATGAAGCATTAGAATTAGGAATTATAGATTTAATAGGGTAAATATGGATTTGACAGCAGAGCAATTAAAACAAAATTGGGATACATTACTTGCAAAAATAAATAATAATTTTTCAGGTGAAAGAAAAGATAAGTTAATAGAGTTATATACAAAATTGGAGGACCAAATAATGTTGGCACCTGCATCTGGTATTGACCACTTTCATAATGCATGGGCAGGAGGATATGTTGACCATGTGATAAATGTTATGAGATGTGCAGATAAATTATATAATGTATGGAAAGAATTTGGTGCATATACAGATAATTATACACATGAAGAACTAATGTTTGTTGCACTTAATCACGATCTTGGAAAGGTAGGTGATATTGACAATGAATATTATATTCCAAATCCTAGTGAATGGCATAGAAAAAATCAGGGTAAAATTTATACAAATAATCCTGATATAGTTCACATGTCTGTGCCACATAGAAGTATTTGGCTATTACAGGAGTTTGGAATTAAATTTTCACAAAATGAAATGATTGGTATATTAACACATGATGGTGTATATGATGAAGCAAATACAACATATCTAAAATCATATCTACCGGAAAGAAGTTTAAGAACAAACCTTCCAATTGTTATGCACCATGCTGATCACATGGCATCAAGAATAGAATATGAAAATTGGAAATATAAAAAGGCTGTAAAACCTAAAAATGATAAATCAAAATTGTTTGATGAATTATTTGGAGATAAATAATATGGATATACATATATACGTATATATATTTTTAGGTATAGTAATATTTATTTTAGGATATACAACATGGAATATACTAAGAAAATATGAACAATCTACTGATACAATACTAGAGCTTGAGGATAGAATAATTAATTCTAAAAATAATATTAATGATGCTTTTGAAAAAATGAAAGACCTTGATAGAAGAGAGATGTTCGAAACAGATGATGACGTAGGTCAGGTATTTAAGCAAATAAAAGACACAATAGAAAGTCTTAATCAAGGAGTATAATTTGTTAAGTCCAGTTGAACAATTTTACGAAAACCTAAAAAGAAAAAAAATACAAGCTGCATTGGAAGCAGAGGCTGGTCCAAAAAAGAGAAAGAGAGGAAGGCCAAGGTCAAAAAAGCAATACTTCACAGAGGATACACAAGCAGCAATTATTGCATATAATAATGAAAAAAGTTATGAGCTTAGAAATAAGGTATATAAAGAACATATACAATATCCTTTCGAAAAACTAACTGAAAATTTAATTCATAGATTTAAGTTTTACTATTTTGATTATCCTACAAGAGAAGTACAACATGAAGTAATTGTACACCTACTTGAAAAATTAGATAAATTTACAGAAGATAAAGGTAAGGCATTTTCATATTTTAGTATTGTTGCAAAAAATTGGTTAATATTACACAATAATAATAACTATAAAAATATGCTTAGAAAGAAAAGTCTGGATGTTATTGATAAAAGAAGGAATATAACAAACGAGGTTGTAAGAGAGAAGGAACAAGAAGAGCTACATGAGTTTATGAATCAATTTACAATTTGGCTGTCAAAAAATAAAACAGAGTTAGTTTCAAAGGAGCGCGACATAAAGATTGTAGAGTCAATAATAGAAATATTTAACAGAAGACAAGATATAGATAACTTTAATAAAAAGGCAATTTATATTATGATAAGAGAAATGTCTGATGTAAAAACACAATATATAACAAGAGTAGTAAATGTTATTAAACAGAAGTTTTTGGAAAAATTTGCATTATACAAAAACGGTGGTCGTTTTTAATAGCTTTGATATTTATATATATGGATGGAAGCAAAGAAATATTCAAAGGTAAAACCTTTTCTGGTTTATTGGAAGACATATATGTTAATTCCAAAGAAAAGGATAGACAAATAAAAATTCTAATATCAGACCTACAGCCTTTAATTAAAAATTCTGGAGATGCTACAATAATTGTACCATTAATAAAAGAATATCTTGAGGCATCTGTTAAAAATGATGAGCATTTAGTCAAAATGGCTGCTATTGTGCAAAGAGCAATGGCAAGAACAGAAAATAAAAACTCAGATTCACCTTTATTAACAGAAGAAGAGAAAAAACAATTATTGGAAGCTGTTAATGATATGACAAAAGGTGAGAAAAATGAGCAGATTCAAAACAAACATAAATAAATCAGCACCATCATCATTAAGTAGATTTTTTAGGGGTGGAGCAGGAGCAGATGAAAAAGCACAAAGCCCTGGATCGAAAGGCAATAAAAAGTATGAGGTATATATTGGCTCAGTACAGCAAGCAGAAAGAAAAAGAGATTCAGAACATTTTACAGGAGTTGATGAGGTAAGAGTAGTTAGAATTGATGGAATACAATCCGATTCAACAACACCTGTAAATGCTAGACCCATTAATCCTTATTTTAAGGTTGTTCCAATTGCTGGTGAGCAGGTTTTATGTGTAACAGATGGTTCAACACACTATTATAGTGACGTTATAAATTTTGCAAATAGGTTAGGTGAAAACATACCACCAAAAGGTGCATCAATAATAACAGAGGGAACAGACTATTTTTTTGGTTTATTTACAAAACCTAGAGAAACAAAAAAGATGGACCCCACTGAAGGCGATGTTGTTATAGAAGGAAGGGCAGGCCAAACAATAAGATTAACAACCACATCCGAGGAAAGCTTTTTAGGTAAGTTATTTGGAGGTAAGTCTGAAAATAAGCCTGTAATGATGATAACATGTAATGATGACGAGGAGGAAGGTTTAGGTAATGAGGATATTATTGAGGATGATTGTTCAATATATCTTGCTTCTGAAACACCTATAGCAACTCTTAAATTAGAGTCAAAAATACATAAGGATTATACAAAGGTAAATGAATATGCAGATGGGCAGATTATAATGAGGTCAAATAGGCTAATATTAAGTTCAAAAAAGGAAAATATAATATTAAATTCTGCAGATAAATTGTGTATATCAACAAAAAAGTGGGTAGTTGATTTTGATGAGCTAATGGATGTAATTGAAAATATACAAAAAGAATTAGACCAATTAACAAAAGGTAGCGCAACATATACAACAGGAGTTGGACCTACAGGCCCAGCAAGTAACGCAGGTTTGGTTGCAAAAATAGGTACATTTATTAAAAAGCTAAAGGCATAAAAATAAATAGTAGCTAATATTTATAATAAATAGGAGTAATTTATGGCTAACGCTAAACAAAAGTTATCAAAAATAATCAGAGAAATAGTTCAGCAAGAGGTTGAAAAAACTCTTACTGAGATATTTGGTGATAAGAAAAAAAGAAATGCACAGCAGGCTCAAAATCAAATGATTGAAAAGTTTAATGAGCATGATGAAATAAGTTATACAAAAAATGCTTCACTAAATGAAGCATTAAATGCAACTGCAAATGATGATGGTTTTAGAACAATGAAAACATTTAATTCTGCAGATGCAAGAAGCCAGTTTATGCAAATGCAAGGTGGAACACCATCCGTAGAAACTATGGTACCACAGGATTTAGCTCATAAACCAATAGACAAATCAGTAGAAAAGGCATTAACAAGAGACTATACAGAGTTAGTAAAAAGATTTAAGAAAAAATAATGGCAAGAATAGAACAAAATACTTATACAGGTGCTACATCAGTAAAGGCTAATTATGGTAAACCTAGAGAATATATTGACTCGAAGGTTATAAACCCAATAGACCTTGATGAAGCAAGAGCAATAGGTATTACGTTACCATTTGGAGGTCAAACAACAAGTGATTCTGGATATTCAAAGGACAATACAAGTGCAACTGGATTGTCTGCAGGAACAAAGCCAGGAACGGCAGGCTCAACACTTTTCAGCCTTTCATATCTAACAAAAGACCAGGTTATTAGTAATGTTAGAAATCTAATATTAACTACAAGGGGCGAAAGAATAATGAATCCAGACTTTGGAACAAATATTAGAAATCTTTTATTTGAACAAAATACCCCTAACATTGAAGAAGATGTAAGGGAAAGTATTGAGGATGCATTTCAAAGATATATGCCATTGGTCAAAATAGAGGATATGATTGTAACACAAAAGGAACAAAGAATACATATAATGCTAGGTTTTTCTGTTGAACAATATAATATAAATGAAGTATTAGAAATAACAACCGGAGTAGCATAATGGCCAGTAAAACAATAAACTATTTATCAAAGGATTTTGACTCATATAGAGCAAATTTAATAGAGTTTGCAAAAACATATTATCCAAATACATATAATGATTTTAGTGAGGCATCACCTGGAATGATGTTTATAGAAATGGCAGCATATGTTGGTGATGTTCTATCACTTTATACAGACCATTCCATGAAAGAAACACTTCTTGATAGAGCTCAAGAATTAAAAAATGTATATGCAATTGCACAAACATTTGGATATAAACCTAGAGTAACAACACCATCAACTGCAAGGCTGTCAATTTACCAGCTTGTACCTTCAATAAATACTGGTGCAGATTCTAGACCAGACTATTCATATGCATTAATAGTTAATGCTGGTGCCCCTTGTTCAACTACAGGAGGTGTAAGTTTTACAACATTAAACCAGGTTGACTTTGCCGCATCAAGTTCTGCAAATCCAACAACAGTTAGTGTATATCAGATTAACCAAACAACGGGACAACCTGAATATTATTTACTAAAAAAGCATGTTGATTGTGAACATGGCGACACAAAAACTCAATCATTTACATTCGGTTCGGCAAAGCCAAATGAATCATTGGTATTAAATGATACAAATGTTATTGGAATAGATAGTATAGTTGATGCAGATGGAAATACATGGTATGAGGTTGATAATCTTGCACAGGATACAGTATTTAAGGAGGATGTTAATCAATGGACATTTGACCCACAACTTTCTGAATATAAGCATCAAACACCAAAAATATTAAGTATGCTTACAACGCCTAGAAGATTTAAGACAACTGTGACAGAAGGTAATGAAATAAAAATACACTTTGGTTCAGGTGTTTCATCATATAAAGATGAAAAAATAATTCCAAATCCAACAAATCTAGGAACTGCATTGCCAGGCGAAAAGGCAAAAATAGATAAAGGTTTTGACCCATCAAACTTTTTATATTCAAGGACATATGGGTTAGCACCTGCTAATACAACATTAACAGTTACATACAGAGTTGGTTCAGGTGTTGCAAGTAATGTCGCATCAAAAGAGATAACAAATATAACTGCAACAACGCAACTTGACACACAAGGCTTGGATTCAGCAGTTGTAGATATAGTTGAAGACTCAGTAGCAATAATAAATGATGAACCTGCAACTGGAGGCTCAGGGCCAGAATCATTGGATGACGTTAAAAGGAATTCAATGGCATATTTTTCTGCACAAAAAAGAATTGTAACAAAGGATGATTATATACTTAGGTCTTTATCTATGCCACAAAGGTTTGGTCATATATCAAAGGCATTTGTAATACAAGACCAACAGTTAAATGCACAATCAAGTGATGAAATAAAAAACCCACTTGCTGTAAATCTATATGTACTAGGAGAGGATGAAAATGCAAAATTAACATCAATAAACGATGCAACAAAGCTTAATCTAAAAAATTATTTATCACAATATAGAATGCTTACTGATGCTGTCAATATTAAAAATGGATACATAATAAACTTCGGTATATTTTTCGATATTGTTGTTTTACCTTCATACAATTCAAATGCAGTTTTATTAAGTTGCATTGATAAATTAAGAAATACATTCCATACATCAAAGATGAATTTTGGAAAACCAATAATTAAAAAAGATGTAATACTGGATATTGCAAATGTAGAAGGTGTTCAGTCTGTAATTGACATAAGATATGAAAATAAATATAAAACAGATGATGGATATTCTGGAAATAAATATGATATGAATGAGGCAACTAGAAATGATATGATATATCCTTCTCTTGACCCTAGTGTCTTTGAAGTAAAATATCCCGAAAGAGATATTATAGGAAGGGTTGTTAATTACTAGGAGAGTATTATGATTAGAATATTTGGAACAGATGCAACTACAATATATGAATGGAACAAAGACCTAAATGCAGGTGCAGATGAGGTACTTGAACTTGCAATAAGGAGTTCAACTGATTGGGGTAAAAGCACAAATGAAGTTAGTAGAATATTAATTAGACCACATTGGGCAGAGGATAGTAAATATTCATTTGCTACCGCAAGCTTAAGGCTATTTGCTGCAAATGTAGAAGGAAGCCAGGTTAAAGATGTAACTAGTGCTAATGCAATTTCAATACATCCACTAAGAAATAATTTTGTACAAGGTACAGGTAGGTATTTTGATAATCCTGTAATATCAGATGTTCTTGGTACAACATGGAATGAAAGATTTACTAACCAGCCGTGGTCAACACCAGACCCATCACTTGGACAAGCTTCAAGTTCACTATCGGTAGGTGATGGTGGAGGAGTATGGTATACAGGTTCAAATAGTGGAAGTACAACATTTGACTTTGAAGATAAAGGAAGACATGAGTCTGATAAATGGGATATGAATGTTGATATATCACAATATCTTACAAACGTAAGTAATAGTTTGCTTGATAATCATGGATTAATAATTAAATTTACAAGTGAAGGTGGTACAGCATTATTACCACAATATAAATTCTTTTCAGATGACACAAATACAATATATGCACCAAGAATTGAATATAAAACAGATGACTACACTTGGTCAACAACAAAACCAACAATAGGTACAGGGCACGCAACAGTATATTATAAAGGTAATTCAGGTAAATATGATAGAAATTCCTGGATAAGATTTAGACCAGTAGTAAGAGAAACATTCCCAACAGCATCATATGCAACTAGTTCAGTAGCAGATACAATAAAAACATTTTCACAGGGAAGGGCATGTTATGCAATTGTTGATGTAAAAACAGATGAAGAGTTTATTAATTTTGATGATACATTTACAAGGGTATCTGCAGATAATGATGGTATGTATTTTGACATATATGCAGATTCTCTTTATAAAGGAAGATTATATAAACTAGTATTAAGGGTTAATGGAAGAGTTGGAGCTGAAGGTACATATGAGTATTTTGACAATAAAGATTATTTTGAGGTAGTATAATATGGCTGAATATTTAGACCCAAGAAATACAGGACCAGGAGAAGGAGGTGGTGGCCCAGACGGAATGTCATTGGAGGAGTTACAAAACCTTATAAATACTGTTAATGCAGCTGGTATGATGGCTATGGCACCTGTTGATGAAATACAAATACAACAGGAGGTTGATAGACTTGAGGCAAAAGGGCCACTTGTAGATACAACAATACCAATAAGGCAACAAGCAATACAAAACGTACAAAATAGAACAGCAAAATTACCACAATTTATATTTCAAGCAAGTTTTGATGGAATACCTAATATATTTAAGGACGAAACAGGTGTATTATATAAATATGATTCAACAGGTAAATTGTTAATCGACAATGATGGTGATGGGTATCCTATAATTGAAATACCTGCAAAAAATATAGAATTTGAATCACAAACATTTAGAGAAGTAATTGACTGCGAAATATCAGATGAATTGGTTGCAGAAAATCCATTACCAGACTCTGCTCCACTATCTCTTAAATTAGGTTCAAGAAACTTTGAATGGATAAAGGATGAGGCAGGTAAAAGAATTCCTAATTCAAATTATTGGCAATGGCCAAACTCTCCATCACCAGAGGCAGAAAATTTAATAGATTTTACATATGTATTTTATAAAAATTCAAGTCCATTATTCTTTATATTTGATGCAATAAACTACAAAGATATTGATACAAAACTTGCAGTAAATACTGGATTAAAATATAAATTTTTTCTTGATGGTGAATTAGTAAAGGAAGGCAACTTTGGTAGAGATGAATACTTTCAAATTCATAATGCACAACCAAAAGATGAAGCAATACAAACAATAACTGCAGAAATATATAATGACTTTGGAAGTACAAGTGTAAATCAAAAATTTTTGGTTGTAGAAAATCAGGCTAGAACAAAAAACTTTATTTGGTGCTGGGATGATTTAATAACAAGACCAAATACAAGACATGGTGGTTTGGTAAGTTTGGACTATGAAAACACAGGGGTGTCTAATACATCACAGTGGGATTGGAGAAGGGCATTGTTGCACCTAAGGTGTACAAATTTTGATGATATACCTGAATATTATAAAGATACATGGCAGGTAGAGATAAATGTATATGCACCTAATTTTGGTATAACAAATAATCAATATGGAAATCTAAATACAGAAAGAGATGATACAGGTACAAGATTTAGACCTAGAAAAAGAATCTTTACACTTAGAGAAATACACGAAACAGATTTTATGATATGGGCAGACCCAGCAACTGGACCTACAATCGAACTTAGAAAGATACCTAGAAGTGCTGCAGGTAGACCAACCGAGGAAACAGAAAACCTTAGAACTGGCGACCAACCAATAGAAATAGCTTCAGGTAAAACCTATTCAAAAAAGCTAATACCTTTTACAATATATGAGGACGAAATTATTTTTAATAGAAATAACGACCCACAAAATCCTTTTAATAACTATAAGGAGCCTGCATAATGAAATTATATGATGATAATGGCTTAAAATTACAAGGATATACATTCCTGGAAAGAGTTGTAGCACTTGATTCTCTTGATTGGGAAAGAACACTTTCCAGATATACTGATACATCATTAGTATTAGGTCCTGATACTGCAGACTTTTTTGTATTAAAATTTTACCAAAATAATGAAATACAATACATATATACTGGTGACTCTGAAGAGGTATATACTGCATTTTCTGAGGATAGATTTAAGATTGATGTAAGAGGTCTTGTAGAGGAACACTTTCAAATAGGCAGAGGTCAGTTTAGGCTTGTAGGTAATTTTTATCAAAGGCTATTTAACAAAAATACAACCTTTGTAGTAACAGAAATAAACTCAGACAGAACAGAATTAAGAGTTGAATTAGCATATTCAGATAATAGTGATGATAATTCAGCATTTAGAAATTGGTCTGATTCAGCTGATGTATCCAAAGGAGATATAGTACAGGAAAATGTTGTTCTCTGGTTTAATGCATCATATGAATGTATGGTTGTTTCCTGGAAAAGAGATAAATACGGAAAATCAAATTCTACAATATTAAAACTCTCAAAACCACTACCCGATGACCTTGATTCTGGTGATGTTGCAAATATATATAAGCAAAAAATGCTACCATTTGTAACTGACATTAATGTACAATTACAAGAAGAGGTTGAGGAAAATGTAAATGTATTAAGGCAACCTTCATTTAGATATAACTATTCTGAATTACCACAAGCAGCAACTGTAGACTATAAAAGTGAAAACCTTTTATTAGGTGCTGCAACAGGTAGTGTAACACAAAGTATAAAAAATACTATTATAAGTGAAAGTTTAGGTGGTGCAAGATTAAATGTTGACTATAGAGATTATAATAATTTTGTTTGTTTTAGTTCTGCAACTGAAAGGTTAAAAAACTTTAAGCTTAAATTACAACAAATAGAATATTATCAATCGCAAAGTGATTTTGTATCAACACAGCTTGAAGGATTAAGTAACGGAGCTGCATCATCGTCTGTTGAATTTTTACAAAATAAAGCACTTTATGATACAAAAATAAATGATGTAAAGGTTAATTTTGATGGATATGAAAAGTATCTATACTACGAATCACACTCTGCAGAAGAAGATAGAAATATACTTGATACATTTGATAATAAGTTAGATACAAATTATGTATCATATTTTAATGCAACATGGCCAAAAACAAATTCAACAAAACCATATACACTAGCATCAGTAGATTCAGCCGAGTCAACAACATGGTATACAAGACAATTGGCAACTGCAAGCTTGCATGACACAAATAATCCTCATGAATTAAAAGAATTATTACCCGACCATATAAAATTAGATGAAAACAATTCTGACTATCTTCTATTTACTGATATGATTGGTCACCACTTTGATGAAATATATACATACATAAAACATATAGGTAAGATTCATAATAGAGATGAAAGCCTTTATGAAGGTATGTCAAAGGATTTAATTTATAGTGCTGCAAAAAGTATGGGCTGGACATTACAACCAGGATTTGATTTAGCAGAACTTTGGGAATATGTTAATGGAACAGATACAAGTGGAAGCCATATACCTGAAACAGAAATAGAATCATTTTATGACGACTTATTACTTAGAGTTGCATATACTAATGATGATGGAAGTTTTACATTTAAGGACACAAGTAAATATGCAAGACGACACGTTGCAAAAACATCAAACACCACAACAGAATTTTTTAATGAAGGTGCAAAAACAAACCATCTAAATGAGGCAGGTGTAACAGGAAATGCAGCAGTATTTGCCGAAGACAGTGGTTCTGTACATGCTTATGCTGTAGATACAAATATTCAAGAATACAATGACACATGGATAGATTCAGGTTCATTTGCCGTATCGTTTTGGGCAAAACTAAATAATCTAACAGATTCAGACTATAAAACTGTTATTGACACAACAACAATGAGAGACCCTGATGGTGATGGAAATGGAGAAAGAGTGAATGGTTTTATTGTCTCCTTTAAGCCAGATGACAAGCAAGTTATTTTACACATTACGAAAAAT